CTTAAAGTCTTTGTACTCTTTCAGCAGCTCGGCATTCTTTCGACGCATTGCGTCAAGTTCTGATTGCCATTTCTGAGCGTCAACATTTTGCTCCACGGGAGCAATGTTTTCTTGAGCCATGAATTAGCCACGGGCTAGATTTCACGCCAAATCTACTACCAAAGAAATTCATTCGCCCAGTAAGCGGCAGATGTAGGGCCACGGCGAATGTTTTTTGCATGGCGTTTCTTCCAGTTGCTCCGCGCTTTTGCTGCAGCCTTACTTTCACCCTTGCGCTCGGGGAAACGCTTTGCTCCCTGCAGGCCGAAACGGATCAAGCGATCGCGGCCATTCTCTTTAATGACAACGGCGGCTGCGTACTTGGGATGATCAGGGGTTTTCTTGGGCTTGCCGTAACCCTCAAACCGTCCGCCTTGAGGATGCTGAATGCTCATCGTTTCTTGTTGTAGCGGGCGTAGATCGCAGCATCAGCTGTTCGAGCCTTGCCGCCTTTCATGTAGGCATTCACCCGACCCATGGCCCAAGCCGCCATCGGGACATTGCGCGATCCGCTCGCAAGATAAGCACCCTGACCCTTGCGGTAGACCTCGGCCAGCTCGCCGTAAAAGAAGCGGGACTTCTCAGCCTTTTCCTTTAGAGCCTTTTTTGTTCCGGCGGTTAGTGGTTTTCTTTTTGGTGCCACCTTGCTTAGTCCTTGATGCGGAAACGGCTTTGATGTCGATGAACTCCCCAGCCTTGTAAGCCTCGGCAGTTCGCTTGATCTCACGGGCTTTTGCAGCGCGGTTCTTCGCACCAGACAGGTACTTCTTAGGCAGGCCGGTGGCCTTGTCCTTCGGAACGCGCCGCTGTTTCCGTGCCATTACTTTTTCTTGCCGCCCTTTTTCTTTTTCTTCTTAGGCGGACGACCCATCTTTGAGCCGTAGGTGCCAGGTCCGCTAGGCATCACTCAGCCTTCGAAGGTGCTTCCTTTTTAGCGGACTTTCTCTTGGTCGTCGCTTTGGGCTTCGCCTCAGCGCCCTGAGCTTTGAACTGATACTTGCTGGGGAGCGTCATTAAACCAACAGGCAGGTACAACAAAAGATTAACGCTTGCGCCGTTTTCTAGCTTCCTTGAATGCAATTGCTGCTGCTTGTGACCGGCTTTTGCCTTCACGCATCAGCCTGCGGATGTTCTCAGAAATAACTTGCCTGCTGCTACCGCGTTTCAGGGGCACCGTACTTTGCTTGTAGCTGCTTCAAAGTTAGTTCTGACCCGTCCTTGCTGATGAACTTGGCCAATGCTTTCTGTGGCGACTCTTCTTTCAGCAGGCTGCGGAACAGCCGCGCCTTGCCTTTGCCGCCCAAGGCTTTCTCTTGATCTGCTACTGATTGCTTGGCAATCCATTGCGGATATGTCCTGTCAGATGGGACAAGGCCGCCAAGCGCCGCACGTTGCGTCCGCTCCCTGAAATCACCTTCGGCTTCAGTCTTGGTGATGAACACGATGGTTGACCTGCACCCAAAATGCTGCGGCGGTTGCGGCCCCTTGCCGAACTTAAACACCTTGCCATCAAGGGATTGACAGATCGGTGTGGTCTGCAGATCCAAGACTGCCCGATAACGGTAAGAATCAATCACGTCTTGGTTGGCGATATACATCTGCTGATTGACCGTGTTGGTCATCTGCGTGACAGAGGTGCGGATCAATGCCCGTATCTGCGAGTCAGCAAGCGTTGTCAACTCACCACCCTTGGCAATCGTTGTGCCGATGTTTGCCGGATCAGCTAGCCGCAAGTTGCCGCGCAGTCTTTTCACCATGTCCCGCATGTTCTCCCCCGTCAGCATTCCGTTCTGAACGGTGACGCGGAACTTATCGGCAGAAGCCTCGGCCAGCTGCCTGAATGCAGTGCCTAACGTTTTTCCATTCGGCAGGACAAGAGCAGCACCTTTACCAGCGTCCAAAGTGACAAGGCCAGGGGCTTGACCGCGCACCTGCTGCTCAAGGCTTGGCTGCAGCACAGCCGCGCTGATGTCTGTCGGATCAGCCAGCACAACAGACCGCGCAAAATCCGGCGTGATTTCAACACTACGAACAGTGTCAGCCAAGCTCGGCTTCACTACGTCTTTGATCTGACCTGTGATGAAGTCAGCCTGCAGCCGGGCCAAGCCGTTCAACTCCTGCACTGCATAAACAGAGCTATCCCCGGCCCACGTCTCAAGGCTTTCACGCAACTGGGGTTCAACGAACCCACATCATCAAGCTTCTGCAACGCATCAATCACGATGTCGTTGTACGCCCGCATCACATTTAGCGCGACGTGATTGCTGTATCGGTTCAGGTCAATGGCCTGCCGGTAAAACGCTTCAGGTTCGCTCATGTTGCTGGCTCCAAGCCAACATCTTCAGAGCTGGCAATGCAGACGATCGAAACATCAGCGCCACCCCGCAAAGCCTCTCCAACAATTCCTGAAAACTCAGCAACTGCCTCCAAATCGTCCTGATACACAACAGCCTCATTGACTGCACAGATCTGGCCAGCCGCAAACCAAGTGATTCTGACAACAGCGAAGTAGTTTTCTGCTAGCAGGTCCTTAGTGAAGAACAGCAGCTGTTTGCGGTTTGGGTTTGGCTTACGCAGCCTGCTCATCCAGCCCATCCTGTTGCTCCTCTTCCGCTTCCGGCATTGTGGCCTCTTCAGCCTCAGCCGGGGCAGGTTCAGGTTGCTGCATTTCAATCAAACCGCCTGACTGCGTTGCATCTAGCTCCTGCTCAACGTCGAAGTTGTCACCAAGAACTTCGCCAACCGAGAGCTGCTTGAGCAGGGTCTCCTGCGTAATCGTGCCTGCGCTGTAAAGCTGCAGCAACGCCTGGATCTCCTGCGGCTCTAACCGATCACCAAGGAAGTCCCGGTTGACAAAGCTGCTGCCAGCTTGCGGCTGCTGCATGTACTTCGCGTGGAACTTCAGGCAGTTGTCGATTAGATCCTGCATCTGTTGAGCGATGACCATCATCGTGGAGTCGCCTTGGCTGCGGTCAATCCGCTTAGCCTCTGCCGTCTCTGCGCTTAGTTTCTGACCGAGAACAGCAGCAAGACCTAGCTCATTGATCTGGCTAGCGATCTGCTCTAGCCGTTGAAACTGTGCGCTGTAGCTGTTGCCCGATGGCTCGATGTACTGAGCAGAAGCCCCCTCGGGCAGGGCCATTGCTTCGCCTGGACCTGCGCTGATCTCTTCTGCTGACTGCGGGAATCCGAAGATTGCCAGCATCGGAACGGCACTGATATGCAACTGGTTGTCCAGATCGCTCTGCACCTGGTACGCCTTTAGGTTTAGTTCTGCAATATCTGCAAGCGGTGGACGCGATTCAAGAACACCGACGCGGTTGGAATAGGCGACAGCAAACGGGATCTCACTCAGGCTGGTGCTGCCTTCATCCACAAGGACAAAATCACCTTTTTTGTCCTTCTGGTGAATCTCGAACGCGCCAGGCGTGAGCACGCGCACCTGCTGCACCTGCTTCTCGCCGTAAAGACCATCAGGGACGGTGATTGCTTCCATCAGCCGCAGCTGGGTCAGCTGTTGCTTGCCATCTTTAACTTCAGAGCGCCAGCCCAAGATGTCCCGTGGCGTAAATGTGCAGTAATACGGCCTGCCGTTGTCGCCTGCCTTTGGCGCATCTACAAGAACACCGACGTGGCCATACCGAATGCACTTGCGTGCAGTTTCATAAGTCCAGACGTTCAGATCGTTGCCCTGCAGGTCAACGTCAAACAGCTGCTCAGTAACAACATCGCTGACATCCTCAAGGCGCACAGGCTTGCGGGTCAACATGCCCGCCAGCATCCGCTCAAGCCTGACGTAATAAGGCGCAAGCGTTGAACGCATAAGCCTGTTGTCATAAGCCTCATCAAGTTCTCTAGGTTCTTGCGGTAGATATTTTCTATGCCCTTTTCTGATGCCGTAAGTGCCTTGCAAAAGTGCCTCAATCAGCAACCAATGCGGCTCCATGTTGACGTAAGCCGTGTTCGGGCTTTCCACCGTCGTGACAGAAAAGCCTGAATACACGACTAAATCCCGCCCAATGCCTGCAGTTTAGTAAAGCCTGATTCCAGTACCACGACCAGCACGGGCATTAAGGGGCGAAAACTCTCTGACGACTAAGTACCCAAAAGCATCATTGAGGTGGTCATATCCGGCTTCTTTGTCTGGCTCGCCCTTGCTGTTCCACGATTGCAGCTCAAGGCATTCAATCAATCGTTTGCACTTGTCTGAGATCTGCACTCTTACCTGGCCCTTGGAGTTCTCCAAAAGAGCTTGAACAGCAAGAACCCGATCACGGACTGCAGGGTTAGAGCGCGACGATTGGTTGCTGAACCCATAGGACTCCAAGATTTGAATGTCCGTTCGAGAGGCATTCGTGCTTCTGTTGCCGCCTGATGCGTCAGGGTAGACATAGATGCGACGGTTGGGAAAGCG